TATCTTTGATGGATTTATGGTAATCATTTTAGGTTCCTTTGGTATCGCATCTGTTGATAAATTTTTGAATAAAAAAGACAAACACGAAGAAGATAAAGATATAGAAGGATAATGAAGTCTACGTTACTAGTTTTACTATTATCATTAACCACTACTTTTGCTTTTGTTTGTAGCTATTTCGGAGGATTAGCTATAGACAATAGCGAACAGTATTTGGCTGTAGTGGCAGTCGCTTTTATGGATGGTTTTTTTGGTATAGTTGCTGGTACTAAGAAAGAAGGTTTTAAAACCTACAAAGCATTAAAAGTATTAAAAACAACATTTACTTGGTTAATTATATTAACAGTAATATTAATGGTTGAAATAGGATTTCCAGGTACGTCCTGGCTTTCAGAAACCATTGTAATGCCGTTTATAATCTTCCAATTAATTAGTGCTTTAAAAAATGCATCAAATGCTGGTTTTATTAAACATTCTGTATTAAATACAATTTTAGAAAAAATTGATAAACACAAAGATAAATAATTATGCTATTAAAAAAAGGTGATAATAATGAACAGGTAAAACAACTTCAAATTAAATTAGGGGTTGATCCTGTGGGTAACTTTGGTCCTAAAACTGAAGAGGCAGTAAAAAAGTATCAAGCCGCTAATGGATTAGTAGCAGATGGTATAGTAGGAGATGGAACTTGGAATAAAATTATGGGTGTAACACCTGTGGCTGCTCCTACCCCTGCAGCTATTCCTTCTAGTTCATTTAAATTAGATAAATTAAAAGGACATATTCCTGATGCTGTATTAGCTCAAATTCCTGATACTGCTGTTAAATTTAATATTACTAATCCTTTAAGATTAGCTCATTTCTTGGCCCAGTGTGGACATGAATCAGGAGGATGGAAAGCAACTTCAGAAAACTTAAATTATAGTTCTAAAGGTTTAATGGGTATTTTTGGAAAATACTTCCCAACTTTGGCTTTAGCGGAACAATACGCTCGTAAACCTGAAGCTATTGCCTCTCGTGTTTACGGAGGTAGAATGGGTAATGGTGTTGAAGCTACTAAAGAAGGATTTAAATTTAGAGGTCGTGGTTATATCCAATTGACAGGTAAAGATAACTACAAAGCATTCGATGCTTTTGTTCCTGAAGAAATTATAAACAATCCAGATTTAGTTGCTACCAAATATCCTTTAATGTCTGCAGCTTGGTTCTTTAACAAGAATGGTCTTTGGGCTATTTGTGATAAAGGAGCTGATCAAGGAACAGTAACAGCAGTAACTAAAAGAGTAAACGGTGGTACAATTGGTTTACCTGATCGTATTAAACATTTCAACGAATATTATAATTTATTAAAATAATGAGCGAATTTCAATTAAAAGAAGGACAAGGGTATATTTACATAGGTGAATACTTTCATAAGTTCGGAGGTGTAGTACCTACAGAAAAGAAAATAGGTAAAATCAATGACTTATTAAAAATCCCCCAAATAGATGATTACGCGTTCAGCTTAGATTTTCATACACCAGATATTTATCTTGTTGAAAATGTAGAGGTTCTTTACACTGCCTTAATATCAGTATTAAGTCATGATTTAATTAAAGAAGATTGGTTCGCAGATTCAGATAATGATTTAAAAGAAAGAGTAGCTAGCTTTATGAAAGCTTTTGGTTATGGTGAAATTGCAGATGTAGATGGTGATGGAATTCCTGACCATCTAGATGACATTATAGGTTAAAATCGACGCTGTCCGTGACTATGGACAGGTAGTTTAATATAGGCGCTATATAGAAGTTTTATGGCGCCTATATGTATCAGTATATGGACGTCAATAAAATATTTGATTTATTCAATAATGAGGAACCACCTTCATTAAAGGAGAAATTTCAACAAGTTGATGCTCTATCAGATTATAAAAATCATCCTTTATTCTGGGTTGGGATGTTTAAAAAATTTATTTACAATCATAATTTATTTAATGATCAATTACTTAAGTTTTTTGAAAATTTGGATGAAGGTTTAGATGTAGTAGATATAGATAGAGCAGGTGAATTTGTTGTGTTTAATAGAGCTTATAGTTACATTGAAAAAGTAGATCCAAAAGACTTGGTTTGTCAAGAAGCTTTATATAGATTCGCGGATACCCATTTAAAAATAGCTTTAGAATTATCAATTAATTACTTCCAGGAAATGGAAGAATATGAAAAATGTGCTCATCTTAAGCAAAATCTAGAGTTTATAAAACTCCTTTTAACCTAAGTTTGGCCCCACTAAAATACAATGTTATATTGATATTACAAGGGTTTAGGAAAAAAGGATACAAAATGAAAAATAGAGAAATAATAATGAGACGGTTGGAACGAGCCGAGGGTGAAGTAGAGAAAATATACTTCTTCTTAAATCGTGGTGGATCAAGGGAACAGGTAGAGGAAGTGATTATTACACTACGTGAGGCAATTAATGACGCTAAATCGTTTGTACAACAAGAACCATTAGGTCCCGGAGAAATTAATCAATATTAATATGAAATTAACAGCTGAAGAAATCCAACAAAACTGGATGAGGTTATTAGGTTTTATTGAAGACCATATTTCTGAACCTCGTAAAACTAAATTGATTGAATTTTATAATCAATATTCTGAGCGTCTAATGTTGATGCCAGCTGCTCATAAAAAAGAATACCATAATGCTTTCCCTGGAGGATATGTAGAACATGTTAATAGAGTTATTACTTGTGCTCTTCATCTTCATGAATTGTGGGCTCAAATGGGGGCTGATATTAATACTTACACTAAAGAAGAATTAGTATTCTCTGCTTTGAATCATGACCTGGGAAAAATGGGTGATGAGGAAAATGAATCTTATATTCCTCAAGATGATAAATGGCGTAAGGAAAAATTAGGTGAAGATTATAAATTTAACGATAGAATTCCTTTCGCTAGTGTACCTGATAGAGGGTTATATTTACTCCAATCTCATGGTATCCAGTACACATTTAATGAAATGATTACTATCCAGACTCATGATGGTTTGTATGATGAGGCAAATAAGAAATATCTTATGACTTACATGCCAGAACAAAAACCACGTACTTCATTGCCTTACATTGTTCATCAAGCTGATTTGATGGCCGCTAGGATTGAGTTTGAAAGGGAATGGTTACCAAAATTATTAGGTAACGTGCCAACTCAAAAGAAGTCATTTACCTTGGAATCAAATAAAAAATCAATCCAAACTCCAGCTTCTAAATCTAAAGCATTAGGTAGCATAAAAAGTGAAGGATTAAAAAATATGTTAGATAACTTATGATATTAACAATTATTATTCTCTCTATATTGGTCGTGACTCTTGGATTCACGACCTTTAATCTTCTTAAGAAAAATGAAAGACAAGAAGATATTTTAGCAGGTTATATGACCTACTTAAATAAAATTTCCGACACTATTGAGTTAGCAGAAAAGAAAATGTTGGAAGTAGATGCTAAAGGTAGTTTCAAATCAGATGATGAGGTAGGATTTTTCTTTGAACAAATTAAAGTAATTCAAGCTGCCTTAAATGTTTTCATTATTAAAAATATTTCTAAATAATGGAAGAGGTAGTAGTAAAAAAGAAGAAAAAAGGTGTTCAATATTTTACTCAAGACACAGAAAATGCTATTATTCTATATAATAACACTACTGATTTTGAGTTAAAAAGTAGAATTTATAATGATAGGATTCATTATGCCTTCTTTAAACTTACCGAAAACATTATTCATACCTTTAAATTTTATTATACTGAGGTAGATAATATTGAAGACCTACAACATGAAGTAATTACTTTTTTACTATCTAAAATCCATTTATTTGATCCTTCTAAAGGAGCCAAAGCATATTCTTATTTTGGAACTATTGCTAAACGTTACTTAATTTTATCTAACCAGAAAAATTATAAAAAACGTATTGATACTATTGGTTTAGATGCTCTTGAAGAAGATGAAGAACATTCTTATACTATTGATGAATCATCATATGATGACCGTTTATCTAAATTTATAGATGAGTATACTAAACATTGTACTAAAAACATTTATGAACTATTTCCTAAAGAATATGATGCTCAAATTGCAGATGCAATCTTAGAATTATTTCGTAAACGAGAAAACTTAGATGTGTTTAATAAAAAAGCACTTTACATTTATATCCGTGAAATTGTAGATGTTAAAACTCCTAAAATTACAAAAATAGCAAATCAACTCTATGATATTTTTAAACAAGGTTATATATTTTATTTAGAGCACGGATATACAAATTTTTAGTTTTCATATTTATAAAAAACTAAATGTATATTTATGTCACAATTTGATAACATAATTTTTAAAAATAAAAAATTCTCTGATGTTTTAGAAGAAATCTATAACAATCAGAAGAAAAAAGACCAACAGGTTACAGCGCTTATAAGCGAACTAAAACCACTTATCTCAGACATTGGTGACGCTACATTAGTTGTTCCTTTAATTAAGGAATATATGGAGATAAGCGTTAAAAATGACGACTTATTAATTAAGATGGCAGCATTAGCTCAACGTGCCATGGCTACAGTTTCAGCTGAAGGATCTTTAACTATTTCTGATGAAGAAAAAGAGCAGTTATTATCTGCTATGAATGAGTTAAAAGGAGGCAAATAAATAAATGGGTATTCTAAATAAACATACTAATTCTCAAGTCAGTATTAATAATCAAACGAGTCAATCTCCTAACGGAATTACCTCGTCTCCTGTTTCTTTTTTAGCTGGAAGAGTAAAAAGTATTATTTTAGATGAAAATAGTGAGGGGTTTAATGAGTTTGGAGAAGGTAATCCTGGTTGGAATGGTTTAGGTTTAATTCAATTTCAAGATATTACAAACCCGACCTCCAAAATATCTCCTGCTAAACCTTTTTTTCCTAATAGTAAAAACTTTCCTTTATTAGAAGAAATAGTATGGATTATTCAATTACCTTCTACTAACATTAATGGTACCTCCAACAATCCAGGTATAAGTACAACAGTTGAAAATTATTATTTAAATCCAACTGCTTTATGGAACCATCCTCATCATAATGGTTTTCCTGCCAACCCATCATCACCTCCAGAAAATCAAAAAAGAGATTATTTACAAACTTCTATAGGTAATGTTAGAAGAGTAACAGACCAATCTACAGAATTAAATTTAGGTAAAACATTTATTGAACGTTCTAATATTCATCCTTTAAAACCATTTGAAGGTGATGTAATTTATGAAGGTAGATGGGGTAATTCTATTAGAATTGGTTCAACAGTTAAATCAAAAAAACCATTAGATACTCCTCTTAATAATTGGTCTACAGGTACTAGTACCTCAGGTGATCCTATTTTAATTATTAGAAATGGACAAGGTATTCAAACTAATGAAGGATGGATTCCTATAGTAGAAGATATAAATAATGATGACTCTTCTATTTATGCTACAAGTACTCAAAAAATACCTTTAAAAGCATCAAGTACTTTATATGATAGTTATAGAGTAGCTCCTACAACTCCTGATCAATATGCAGGAAAACAAGTTATTATAACTTCAGGTAGATTAGTATTTAATACAACTGTAGATCATATTTTATTAAGTTCTGCTCAAACAATAGGATTTAACGCTATTAAAGGATTTAATTTTGACACTAAAGCGAATTTTGTTGTAAATGCTCCTTCTATTAAATTAGGTTCAAAAGATGCAACTGAACCTATATTAAAAGGAGATGCTTTAGTAACTGAGTTACAAAATTTAATTAATCAATTAATACAATTAACTACTACTTTAGTAGCTGTACCTCAAGCATCTACAGCCGCTTCATTAGTACTTTCTGAATTACCTAAAATATCTGCAAGGATAGCTTTAACTAAATCTAAAGTAAATAAAATAATATAATGGCTGAAGTTAGTTTACAAGTACTTGAAAACGCCCTACCTAGTAGTTTAAAACTAACAGGATCAGATAAATTAGGGCAAACCATTATGGAAAAGGGCATTCAAATTAATGACCAAATCCAACCTCAATTAACCAATCTTCAGAATGAATTAACCAGTACTCCTAATGGTTTATGTTTACCTGCTCCTCAATTAGAGTTAATAATTTTACAACGAAATAATATTGTTAATAAATTAAATCAAATTTCAAGTGTATTAAACACAGCCACAGTAGCAGCAGGAATAACATCTACTTTATTAGATAGTTTAATAACTGCTGCTCAACTTGTTAGAGCCGCTAAACCTGCTTTAATAGCTTCAGACGCCGCTAGTGGTGGTGTTGGACCTTTTGCTAGTTTAGTATTACAAGCTAATGATGTTTTAGACATATTAAGATTTGATTCTTTAGGTAACTCTAAATTAAATAAATTAAAAACTATAATTGACAATACAGCGGCTCCTATATCTATAACTGGTCTTTTTATATCTAATGCTATAACTTCTTTAAATAGTATTGATATTATTTTAAAACAATGTTCTCCTTATTCAACTTATTTAGGTATAAGTGATGATTTAAATAACATTAATTTAAGACAAACTATAGCTGAAAGTACTTTAAATGATATCACTTATAAAGGTTTTGTTTTAGAAATAGAAGTAGTCCCATATACTCCAACTGTTAACAGAAGACGAGCTATTGGTAAAAACCAATCTGGTATAGTAACTATTCAAACTGAATATTCTTTCACAACATCCAACCAGGTTTTAATCAATGAATTAAAACTAATAATTGATAGAGATAATTTAAAAGCTTATTAATTTAATATTTATAAACAATGAAACCATCAGATTTTAAAAAAATGATTAAAGAGGCAGTAAAGGAAGCCATTCAAGAAGAATTGAAAGATATTCTATTGGAAGCAGTCCGTGCCCCTAAAACAATTGTTACGGAGTCAATCAAGGACACTTACGCTCAACCTCATCTTTCAAAACCAAAACAATTAACCCCAGCTGAAAGACAAGCTATGTTTGGAGGTATTTTAGAAGAAATGCAAACAGGTAAACCTGCTAATTCTGCTTATGCTGGTAATTTTCAAGCAAATGGTCCTGTAGACGCTATTAATGGTGCTTTACCTGAAGGTAATGTTGGCTTAGATCAAATCATGGCTTTAATGAATGGTAAATAATGGCGTTTGGAGCTAAAAAAATATTCCCTGTAGATTTTAAACCCGGCACAGCTGTTGGGGTAGGGTTACCTTTTAATGCTCCTGCTGTTTTTAGATCAACTTACACAACCAAAGATGCTATTAAATATAATTTAATTAACTTCTTTTTAACAAACCAACCAGAAAGGTATTTAAATCCTACATTTGGTGCTAGTTTAAGATCTTTTATTTTCCAACAAATAGCAGAAAATAATATATCTGCTTTAAAACAAGACATTCAATCCCAATTAAATTTATATTTCCCTAATGTAGCGGTAGCAGACTTAAGTATTGATTCCATCCCTGATGTAAATCAAGTTAATGTATCCTTAACATATAATATAATAAATACAGGAATATCAGATAATATTAATATTACATTCGCATAATGGCTATTAAAAGAAACATACAATACATTAATAAAGATTTCACAGAATTAAGAGCTAGTCTTATTGACTATGCTAAAACTTATTTCCCTACTACTTATACAGATTTTAGTCCTACCTCTCCAGGTATGATGTTTATGGAAATGGCTGCTTATGTAGGTGATGTTTTGTCATTCTATATGGATAACCAAATCCAAGAAAACTTTTTACAGTATGCTCGTCAAACAAATAACTTATATGAGTTAGCTTATATGTTTGGTTACAAACCAAATGTAACTCAAGTTGCTACTGCTGTTTTAGATTTCTACCAACAAGTACCAGCTGTTTCTTCAGGTTCAGTTCTTGTTCCTGATTTCTCATATTCATTATTAGTTCCTGAAAATTCAACTGTTGCCTCTACTTTATCACCTTCTGTTTCTTTCTTAATTCAAGATCCTATAGATTTTTCAGTTTCTAGTTCAGGTGATCCTACAGAAGTTACAGTTTATGAAGTAGATGGAAGTGGTAATCCTTTATATTTTCTTTTAAAGAAAGCTAGAAAAGCTATTTCATCTACTATCAATACTACTACTTTCGCTTTTGGTGTTCCTACTCAGTTTACTACTGTTGATATTAACGCAGACAACATTGTAGGTATTTTAGATATTACTGATACTGATGGAAATAAATGGTATGAAGTAGATTATTTAGGTCAAGAAATGGTATTTAACTCAATTAAAAATACTAATATTAATGACCCTAATTTATCTCAATATCAAGGTGATACACCTTATTTATTAAAATTAGAAAAAATTCAAAGACGATTTGCGACTCGTTTCTTAGATAAAACAACTTTACAATTACAGTTTGGAGCAGGTACTGCTAATGATACTGATGAAACTATTATACCTAACCCTAACAATGTTGGTATTGGTTTACCATTTGAATTATCAAAATTAACAACAGCTTATTCTCCAGAAAACTTTTTATTTACTAAAACCTACGGAATTGCTCCTTCAAATACTACTTTAACTGTTAGATACTTAACAGGTGGTGGAGTTGTATCTAATGTTCCTGCTAATAGTTTAACTAGTTTAAATTCAACTGTTACTTTCCTTAATCAACAAACTAACACTAGTACAGCAAATTATGTATTTAATAGTTTAGCAGTTACAAACCCTGACGCTGCTGATGGAGGAGGAGATGGAGATACAATTGAAGAAATTAGACAAAACTCTTCAGCTAATTTTGCTACTCAATTACGTAACGTAACTCAAAATGACTATTTAGTAAGAACACTTTCAATGCCTGCTAAATTTGGAGTTGTTTCCAAAGCATATATTGAACCTACTAAAGCACAGTCTATATCAGCAGGTGAGTCTCAATCGGTATTAGACTTGTATGTGTTGTCTTATAACGTGAGTAATCAATTAACAACAACGTCCGCTGCTTTAAAACAAAACATTATTACTTATTTATCTCAATATAGAATGGTAAATGATTCTGTTAATGTTAAAGATGCTTTTATTATTAATATAGGAGTTAATTTTGATATTATTATTTTACCTAACTATAATAGTAATGAGGTATTAACTAAATGTATTGTAGCTTTACAAGATTACTTTAGAATTGATAATTGGCAAATTAATCAACCTATTATATTAAGAGATATTTATATACTTTTAGATAAAATTGAAGGTGTACAAACAGTTAAAAACATTACAATTAATAATTTATCAGGAGAAAATTTAGGATACAGTCAGTACGCTTATGATATACCATCAGCTACACAAAATAATGTAATATATCCTTCATTAGATCCTATGATTTTTGAAGTTAAATATCCTAGTCAAGACATTCAAGGCAGAGTAGTACCTTTATAATAAAATAAAATGGCAGTAATTCAAATATTCCCTTCCAAAGACGCAACTTTATATTCTGCTTATCCTAGTTTAAATACAGGGTTAGATGAGATTGTTGAAGCTAATACTAACTTTATAACTGGTAGTTCAAGAACTGATGGTGATTTACCTCAAGCTACAAGATTTTTAATCCAATTCTCTAATTCAGAAATTCAAAATGTTTTTTCTACATTAGTAAAAACTTCTAGTTGGGATGCTAATTTTAAAGTATTTGCTGCTGATGTTACTGGTTTATCTAATACTACTACTTTAGCAATTAATGCTGTAGCTGAATCTTGGGAAATGGGAACAGGTCGTTACTATAATGAACCTGCTACAACAAATGGTGTATCATGGTTTTGGAGAAATTACTCCGGAAGTACTTCTTGGACCACAGCTAGTTTTACTTCAGGTACTACAGGCTCATATACTGGATCTTTTTATGGTGGAGGTGTTTGGTATACTGCTTCTCAAGCTAGTCAATCTTTTGATTATTATTCTCCTTTAGATATAAATGTTAATGTTAAAAGTATTGTTACTAATTGGTCATCAAGTGCTTTTAATAATAATGGGTTTATTGTTAGACAAACTCAATCTCAAGAATTTATTGATAACTTTAATCAACAAGTAACTTTAAAATATTTTTCAAGAGATACTAACACAATTTATCCTCCTGCCTTACAAATTAGTTGGAATGACTTTACATACAATACAGGATCATCAACTCAAACGGTTTTAAATACATTACCTGCTACTATTACTTTAGCACAAAATCCAGGAGTATTTTATAGTCAGAGTGTAAACAGATTTAGAGTAAATGCTCGTCCTGAATACCCTCTTCAATTATGGCAAACAGAATCAGTTTATACAAACAATTATTTCTTACCTACAGCTTCTTATTACGCTATTAAGGACTTAGAAACAAATGAATATGTTGTTGATTTTGATACTACTTATACTAAACTAAGTGCTGATGCTACTTCTAGTTATTTTGACTTATATATGAATTATCTTCAACCAGAAAGATATTATACTGTTTTAATTCAAAGTAACATAGATGGTTCAACAATTGTATTTAATGATCAATACTACTTTAAAGTAACTAACGGATAATGGCTGAAACATTAAATTTAAATAAGCAAGTTTACAATAAAGCTCAATTTGAAAAAGTTATTGATACTTCTTTTTCACAATTGGTTAATGTATCTGCTTCTTTAACTTCATCGTTACCCCCAATAACTGTAGATCAATTTTTTCAATATTACCAAAATTTATTCTTCCAGATACCTAAGAGTGGAAGTATAAATTCTTTTGAGTACATTATACAGACTGCAAATGATTACTTAGGTACAACTACTCAAGACGCAGATTTTAGTGCTTTTATTAATGAAATTAATTCATTAAGACAAGAAAATTTAGATTTACAACAACAATTAATAAGTATTTCAACAAAAAGTTTATAATAAATAAATGAGCAGAACCGTTAATATAAACTCTATAAACCCTGTCACTTTTGAATATCAAACATATTCAGTAGAAGATGATTCTCTTATTTTTAATACTAGTGTTGATGCTACTTTTAATCCAACATTAGATATTATTGAATATTTTGTTTATGATTTAAACAATCAAATAGTATATTCTAATGTTACTGGTTATCCTGGATATACAATAAATGATAAAAATGTTGTTCTTGATCCTGAAAAAGATTTAGTTTCTCAAGGATTTACAATTGGACAATACAACACAGTTTATAATTTTGTAAGCCCTAAATTAGCTTCAAATTCAACTAATCCTTATTATATATCTCAAATTAGTTCTGATAGGACTGAGGTTAGATTAGACACAACAGCTATACCTAATGACTTAGTTATTGCTTCTTCATTAGAATTAATTAATGATATTAATACCACAGCTGCTGATTATTATGACTTCTATTTAGATTTTGGAGATAATGAGTTAGTTATTGCTCTTAACGCTTTATTAGATACAACAGATCCTAATAATCCTACAGTATTAATTAAATTATATGAACCACTCCCTCAACAATTTGATATAAATTCTCAATTGTGGGTTGTGACCCAAGTAGCAGAACCTGTTGCTTATAATATTGATATTAATGAAACATTTGATTTAATAGACAATACAATAACAATTTCAGGTCCTAATTATAATTTAAATGTTAATGATCAAATTAACAATTCAACAAATTATATAAGTTATAATAATTTAACATCTACTTCAGCTTCATATTCTCAAGGTACAGGAAGTTTAAAATATCAATTAAACAATATTTTAGCTCAAACAGGAATAGAAGTCAATATAGACTATTCAGATTATTCTAACTTTATTCATTTCTCATCTGCTCAAACTAGATTAGAAAATTTTTACTATAAATTATCATTATTAGAACAATACCAATATAGTGCTAGTTTTTCTAATAATTCATTTAGTGGTTCTTATTATATTTCATCTAGTAACATAATTTGGCAAACAAAAATAGATGAAATAATTACTACATTTGATGGTTATGAATATTACTTATATTACTCATCAGGTAGTACAGCTTGGCCTAAAACTAATACTGCTCCTCCTTACATAAATGCTTCAACAGGATCTGTAGCAGGACAAAACTGGTTTATATCTCAATCAGCAGTAGCTGAATTATATGACCTTGAAAATAATAATGCTTTAACATTAGCCATCCCTTCTTATATTACAGATGATCCAGACAATACTCAGTTTGAATTATTTGTAGAAATGATTGGTCAACTTTTTGATAACATTTTTATTTACTTACAAAACATAACTACTAAAAATGATGCTGATAACCGTTTAATATATGGTGTTTCTAAAGATTTAGTAGCAGACATTTTAAGAGACATGGGTATAACAATATACCAAAATAATTTCTCTTCTAATGATGTATATCAAGCATTAATTGGCCTAACACCGTCTGGTAGTTTATATAACCTACCATTTACTACAACTCAATACCCTGTACCAACAGGATCTTTCCTTGAGTATATAACAACTTATGTAACAGCTTCATCAACTGCTTCTTTATATCCTACTGACGATATTAATAAAGAACAATATAAAAGAATTTATCATAATTTGCCTTTATTGCTTAAGAAAAAAGGATCAGTAGCTGGTTTAAGAGACTTAATTACTACTTTTGGTGTTACTGATACTATTTTAAGAATTAATGAATTTGGTGGTAAAGATAGAAATGTTAGTAGCTATGATAATTGGCAGGATGAATATAACTATAATCTTTATACTAGTGGATCTTCATATGTAAGTTCATCCTTTGTATTAAATTCTGGTTGGGGAGCTACTAGTAATAATCCTCAAGCTGTTGAATTTAGATTTAAAACCAATACCCTTCCTTTTAATACAGGTTCAGTTAGTAATGTAACTTTATTTGATGCTATTGGGAGTATTACTGATAGATCTATTATTAAACTTAGATACACAGGTTCAGGATACATTTCAGGTTCATACTCAGGTTCTATTGTTGATCCTTATTATCAATATGCTTTATTAGAATTTGTCCCTGATGATTTTAGTAATCCTTCAGTATCAGCAAGTATCTATTTACCTTTTTATAATGAAGGATGGTGGAGTGTTTTAGTAAATGCTAGTGGAAGTACTGGTTTTACTTTATACGCTGCTAATAAAAATTATAATGGTGAGGATGGAAATATAATTAGTTTCCAAGCATCTTCATCAGTCACAGTAACTCAAACCCCTTGGAATAGTACTACAGTAGCTTATTTAGGAGCAGTTGCTTCACCTACAGCACCTTCATTTACAGGTTCATTTCAAGAACTTAGATATTATTCTAAACCTATAACAAAAGACAATTTTGACTCTTATGTTATGAATCCTTACTCAATAGAGTCAAGTGATAACTTAGCATTTAGAGCATCTTTAGGAGGTGAATTATATACTAGTTCAATATCTATTCATCCTAAAGTAACAGGTTCTTGGGTTACAACTTCATCATTTGCCTCTAACAGTAATTTTTATTTAAGTGGAAGCTACTCTTGGGTTCCAAATACTGAAGTATTCTACTTTGATCAAGTACCAGCAGGTATCCAAAATGCTATCTCAGATAAAATTAAACAACAAAGTATTATTTTACCTTACAGCAGTAGTAATCCAAATATACCCAATAATACAGTTTTATCTCCTTATAGATCAATTCAACAATTTCCAGCAATAAGTTCTAGTTATACTAGAGACATTGATTATGTGGAAGTTGGTTTTTCACCTCAAAATGAAATAAATGAGGATATAAACTCACAATTAGGTTATTTTAACTTAGGAGATTATATTGGTGATCCAAGATTTCAATCTTCTTCATTAGATACTTATCCTGCTTTAGATGCTTTAAGAGATTATTATTTCCAAAAATATACTTCTAATTATCAAGAATTTGATTATATTAGATTAATAGAATTTTTTGATAACTCATTATTTAAAATAGTTCAAGACTGGTCACCAGCTAGAACATCATTAGCTGCAGGTATAATAATTAAAAATACCTTACTAGACAGAAACAGATACCCTGTACCTCAAGTTAGTCCTTCAGCCTCTATTGCTTTTGTAGGTAGTGCTTCTGTTAATATTCCTTATGTAGTTGAAGACCAAACAATTACTGGATCTATTGAATCCGGATTTATTACAGGATCAGAAGGAGGTTCATTTCCTGAATTATTCGGACAAACAGCATCAGTTTATGCTTATCCTAATGTAGTTAATGTAACTCAAAGTTGGGGAGGATCTACTCCTTCATTAAGTGGTTCTGTTCCTTTTACTCAAAGTTCTCAAGAAGAATTCTTTAACGGACAATTAAGTGGTTCAAACTTAGTAGTAACTAATGGTACTTTAAGTGATTGTAATGTTGAAATAATTCAAGTTTATACTACTGGTTCTATTAACGGGCCATTTACAGGAATAACTTTTTATTATTTTCCTAGCTATGATTTTGAAACAGATAAAACTTATTATTTAACATTCACTGAAGCTAATGACGCTTCAGCCCTTGCTAGTGGATCTATTCAAATTACTGATTCATCAAATGTTTCTGGAAATCAAAGAATAATTTATTCTGGAAATGGAGATTTAGCTCCTGGTTCTTCTAGAACTATAAATAATTTAGAAGTCCAAGGAATTATTCCTCCATTGATTTTCTCAAATAATAATACTTTAGCATATCTTACAGTAACTGCTTTTACAGCATCTGTAGCTTTTATAGACCAAGATTGTGAAGTTATATCTGGAGATATTCAAGATTCAAGACTTAGTTATAAGTACATGGATGTTGATTTTAATGATAGTCAAATAATAGCTGTAAATGAACAAGATATTTTAAGTGGTAGTGCTACTAGAGCAGCTGTACCTGATTCATATTATACCACGGCTCGTCAAATTAATTCAAGATATATTGGTAAAGAATTAATAGTTTCTGATTTAAATAAATGGACTGAAGGGGATATATCTTATGGTAAATCTGTTACAGTAGGTAATCCTGAAGTTAATTTTGTATATTTTAACAATGTTGGAAGTACATCACCGGAATGGGGTAATAACATTTCTGCTAAAACACAAGCTAATGTTAAATTAATAGTCAATGACTCAGGAAGTGTTACTAAACCTATTAATGATGCTGAAGGAATTAATTTAGGAACTATTCAACAATCGTTTGTTGATAGTGGAAATGCAACTTTAGTTTTAGATGATTATGACACATTTGGAGTTAATTTAAACTCATTAAATGGTACTTGGCCTATATTTAAAAGTGGAGTAAGTATCGCCCCTATTATTTACACTCAAACAGCAAGTTATAATAATAATGGTGATATTATAGGGTTTGGTTATACTGGATCTATTACTTTTACTCAAGGACAACAAGGAGCAGATGTCACTAAAAATGATTATCAATTATTAACCTATGGAGTTAATTTTAATTCTATAAACTCATCTACATCTTTACCCTACACCTTAAATTTTTCAGATCCTGTTGTTTTAGGAGAATCAGGTAGCTTTAGTACAGGTTCAGATGCTTACAACCCTACAGGTTCTGTTGATAATTTATCAGGATCAGGATATGTATTAACTTTTCAAGCGCATATTGAAGCTAGTGCTTTTTATACAGGAGAAATAGAATACGCTATACAGAAAAATGGTGTTAATGTAGCTACAACTGTAGTTAAACATGATAAAACAAAAACAGGAGACATTTATTATACTGATAATAATGCTACTACTTCTTCATTATATACAGTTAAAGCCATAAATACAGGTTATTTAGGTGGTGGTACTGTTCAACTAAATGCTGCTTCTTACTTTAGAGTAACCCAATACCCATTACCTGGTACAGGTATTTGTACTGATTTTTGGTACACAGGTTCTGGTACTCCTAATATTCTGTTGGCTAGTACATCATCAAATGGTTTAAATCAATATGTAGGTTCAAGACAACAAAGTATTGAAAGAAGTGGATTTAATCCTATTTCTTTAGACTTTGAACCTCAACAATATGATGAAATTAGATTCCAAGGAATTGAAAATTTAGCTTTTGGAATTACTAATGTAACATCATCAAATGGTCAATTAAAACTTCAATTAGATAGAAATATACCTAATGGTACTAATTTAAGTTATTTCTTATTAAGAAGATATGTTAATGATCCTTCAAACATTATTTTGGATCTAAACAAACCAGCAGGAGCAAGTAGTGGTGGAGTACTAAAACCAGAGTATGTAACTGACAATTTAAATAAAAATTTAGATTCAATACTTCAGAACTTAAAATCAAAAGGATTAATATAAAAACAAAACTTATATATATTTATAATAAAATAAACAAATGGGATATTTAAATAATACAGTAGTAACAGTAGACGCCATTCTAACAGATGTAGGACGTCAGTTATTAGCTCAACAAAATGGTCAATTTAGAATTACTCAATTTGCTTTAGCAGATGATGAAATTGATTATACTCTTTATAATCCAAATAATCCATCAGGTTCTGCTTATTATGGTCAAGCAATTGAGAATATGCCTTTGTTAGAGGCGTTTCCTCAAGCAAACCAAACCATGAAATATAAGTTAGTAACTTTACCTCGTGGAACAGCTAAATTGCCTATTCTTAACTTAAATACATCCAATATCATAATGCCTCAAAGTGGTATTTATACTCTTACTCCTCAAACATTAAATTATTTAGGAGCTAACACTTATGAGCCATCAGGATATTCAGCTACAATTTCAGATGTTAGATTAATGTCTACTTTTGAAGGTGTAGGTATTAATACACCTGCAGTAACTGCTTTGAATGTAGCTAACCAAACCACTACAATTGGTACTAGTGTATCTAAAACGGTTGTTGGTACTACAATTAATATGAGAGCAACTACAGTAAATACATTGTTTGGATCAAATAATACTTTACAAGCTACTTTAACAGTGGTTGGTAGAGATAGTGGAGCTCGTTTAACTATTCCTGTAACAGTAACAAAAGCATAATAAAATAAAAAATGTCATTTAAAAGATTAGAAGCCGATGATTTTGTAGTAAGTTCTGATGCTATTTCAGCAACAGCTTGGACTACAAATCTCCCAACCTTAACATCATTTTTCACTTCTTCTGTTCAAGTAAACGGCAGTTCAGGAAACTATTATGCAAATGTTTTTGATACAGCTGCTACTTCCTCTGTTCAATTTGCTATTGCTTATGGTAATGCTTACGGTAGTGGTAGTCAAGTATATAACCCCGCTGTAAATGGTTTATCTCCTACAAGTACTATTTTTGGTCAGTGGCAAGATCTAGTAATTGGAGATGAAAATACATTATTCCAATTTGGAGCAATTTCTTCATCAGAATTTTTTGCTTTACCTATTGAAAGACAATGTTATAAAGAATCTCTATTTTTAGGATCATTATCATTAAAACTTTCAGGTAGTGGAGGATCTATTACTTTAACTGATAATAGTAATTATGTAACAACAACTGTGTTTAATGAAGCCGGTAGAGTATTCCAATTAATCTCAGGTTCATCAGGAGTTAGATATACTGGTTCAGCTACAACTACAGATGGTTATTCAGCTAACTCTGGTTCTTATGGATGGTTATTACCTGATATTGGAACTATTATCTTAAACCCATTAGCTTTAGCAGCTCCTGCTATTAGTGGAGGTATTGCTTTTGCTTATAGTGGTTCAGCATTCTCAGGTTCATTAACTTATAACGCTAATACAAACGCTAATGCTGCTTTATTTAGAGCTATTAGTGGTTCTGCTGCTTTTACCTTAAACTCTCAAGAAACAATCACTTCTGATTATGTGTTTGTAAGACCAAGAAGCTCAGAATTTAATTACTCAGAAAACCCATCTTTCATTTCAGGTTCAACGGGTGAAGTATTATATTCTCAATTTATTAATAACCCTCAAGTATACATTACAACTATTGGTTTATATAATGATTCAAATGAATTATTGGCAGTTGCTAAGTTATCACGACCATTATTAAAAGATTTTACTAAAGAAGCTCTTGTGAGAGTTAAACTTGATTTCTAAAATGAATGGGTACTTTCAAACAATTTTTAGCGTCGGATATAATAATTACTCCGCTTGAATTAAATAAGTCATTTAATTTTGAGGGGGCAGCCGCGTTAACTAGTTCCTATGTAGGGATTGATAGGTATTTAGGAACAAACATAACAACTTCTGTTTTTAATCCAGCAACAGCTCCTACAACAGGTCAAGTATCTACTCAATATCAACAGCTAGTTTATAGCTCAATTAAACAACTTTATTATTCTAATTATTTAAATTCATCTTCTAGTTACGGTTCACCTGCTACCACAGCTAGTCTAGTGGCAGGATATAATACAGAAGGAGATGTTTTAGTAGGTCCAACATCATCAGCAGGTCGTTATTTTAATTATCCACAAACATCTTTAACTTTTGCTAAAAGTTTCCCAACAGAATCTAATTCTCAAATAGCTGTTATTTCTATTCCTTCAAAATTATTTGGTAATTACATCCAACCAGGTTCTTTTAGATATTCAACTGCTCAAAGTTCAATATATGATGATGGTGAAGGAAATTTATTTTTTGATACTACTGACACTTACTGTGGTAATATATTTTATCCTCAAGGTTTAGCCATTGTTACTTTAGGTTCACAATCTGTAGGCTCAGTTTATGGAAGTGCGATTTATGGTACTTCTGTTTATGGTGGTTTAAATGTAGATGTTATACAAGATATAGTAACAGCAACAAATGTAACTTGTTCATTTTCATCCTCACTTACAATTTATGAAACTCAATATAAATGTACAGCTAGAGAAAATGAATTTAACTTTAGCCAAAACCCAACAATAACTTCAGGTAGTACAGCTAACTCAAGCTCAGTAGGTACATTTTATACCCCAGCGGAAAATTTATATGAATTTGCAACTGGTTCTTATTTCCAGCCTTATGTAACAACAATAGGACTTTATAATGAACAACAACAGTTGTTAGCGATAGGAAAGTTAGCTCAACCATTGCCTTTATCACCTACAACAGATACTACAATACTTATAAACATAGATAGATAATATATGAATGAATGGTTTTCTCAAAATGATAGTGATAGTGGATTAAAATCTAAAAAAATTTATTCTTCAATTGAAGATTTTCCAGATAACACTTTTGGTTTTATTTATATAGTAACCCATAGACCAACAGGTATGGCTTACTTAGGCAAAAAAGTTCTTTACCATAATGTAAAGAAAAAATTAACAAAAAAGGAACTAGCAGAACAAACAGGACCAGGCAGGAAGTCAGCCACTCGAGTGGTAGTAAAAGAATCAGACTGGAAAACCTATTATGGCTCTGCTAAACCAATTATGGAACTCATAAAAGGAGGTAAACAAGAGGAATTTACCCGTGAAATTCTACAATTGGTTCCTAATAAAAAACTTCTTACTTACTATGAATGTAAGTACTTATTTCAGTTAGGTGTATTAGAACACCCTGAAGGATATTTTAATGATAATATTTTAGGTAAATTCTTTACTAAGGATTTTAATTAAGTTTGTTTATTTAAACCTTTTTCATTACATTACATTAATGCTAAATCAAGCCCTGATTGCGTTAGTGAATTCTGTATTAGGTACAGGTAAGTCTACCTCTAGAGGTAACCAGTCTCACCATTGTCCTTTTTGTAATCATGCTAAGCCAAAATTAGAAATTAATTTTGATGAAGGTTCATCTCATTATGAAAAATGGCATTGTTGGGCTTGTGATAAAAAAGGTAAAAAAATTCAACAATTATTTAAAGCTGTAAAAGCAACACCTGACAAGATGGCTGAGTTAAAAGCTATTGTTAAGTCATTTGTTGTTTATAATAAGCAAGAAGAAGTTGAAAAATTATCTTTACCTAAAGAATTTAAACCATTAATCAATATTCAGAAATCAGATATCTTAGGAAGACATGCTTTAACTTATGTTAAATCTAGAGGCATAACAGATGAAGATATTATGAAGTATAATATTGGATATTGTTCTTCAGGTAATTATGGTAAAATGGTTATTATTCCTTCATATGATGCTGATGGCAAGTTAAATTATTTTACAGGAAGATCATTTGAAAAAGATTCAAAAGTAAAATATAGAAACCCATCTGTGTCTCGTGATATCATACCATTTGAGTTATTCATAAACTGGAATATACCGTTTATATTATGCGAAGGACCATTTGACGCCATTGCTATCAAACGTAATGCAATACCGTTATTAGGCAAGAATATACAGTCTACTTTGATGAAAAAGATTGTAATGTCTAGTGTCGAAAAAATATATATAGCTTTAGACAAGGACGCTCAAAAACAAGCATTAAGTTTTTGTGAGCGTCTGATGAACGAAGGCAAAGAAGTTTATCTTGTAGACATGCAAGATAAAGACCCAAGTGAAATGGGTTTTAAGAATTTTATAGACACAATTTCAGACACATTACCCTTAACATTCTCAGGATTACTTGAGAAAAAATTATTTTTATGAGTAAAATAAAAAAATCTTACAATAGAATCTTAGAAGTATCAGATGATGCTAAACAAATAACATTACCAGACTCTCGTTATTATAGACGAAATGGAGAATACTACCCATCAATTACTTATGTTTTAGGTTATTATCCTAAAGGTAAATTTTTTGAAGACTGGCTTAAAAAAGTAGGTTACTCTGCTGAACATATTGTTAAAAAAGCAGGTGAGGAAGGAACTCAAGTTCATGAAATGATTGAAGAATACCTTGAAGGTAAAGAAATGAATTTTATGAATCAGTATGGTAATCCTCAATATAGTCCTGATGTATGGCAAATGTTTTTACGTTTTGTAGACTTTTGGGAAACCTATAATCCAAAATTAATTGAGGCCGAAGTTCATTTATTTTCAGATGAATTAAAAGTAGCAGGTACTTGTGATTTGATTGTTGAAATTGAAGATAAACTTTGGTTAATTGACTTTAAAACCTCTAACCATATCCAGCCTACATATGAATTACAGACTGCGATTTATGGAAAGTGTTATGAGGAATGTTATGGTAAAAAAGTAGACAACTATGGTATTCTTTGGTTAAAATCCTCAAAACGTAAAGCCAATAAAGAAAAAATGCAGGGTAAAGGATGGGAAATGGTTACATCCACTAGAACACAAGAGGAAAACATTGATATCTTTAAGACAGTAAAACGTTTATTTGATTTAGAAAATCCTACTCACGCTCCTATATTTACTGAGTTCAAGACCACGGTAAAAAGAAATTTGGAATCCTAATTTATTTTCATTATATTTATGACAAACATTTTCCATGATTGGACTGATATCTTTATTAAAAGAAATACAAGGCAAGCCAAAAGCAATCTTTATGGCTGGTCCAGCAGGGTCAGGTAA